AAGGACAAAGAGCGGGCGTGAGAAAGATAAAAAAGTGGTCAAGTGTTAACAATATAACATTCAAAAATATGGAGGTGTGGTGTAAAATAAATAATAAATGGGATATAATTATTATATAAATCATGGCGGTAGGTACACCTTTTCAAAAAGGAAATAAAATGGGTAAAAAACTTAAAGGGAAGCCAAGAAAGTTCACCCGTGAAGCTAGAGAACTTGCGAGGATGGCTATGGGTGGTGAACCGGGAGCATTAAAAAAAATGCAAGAGTGGTGGAATAGTGACGATTTTAAAAAAGTAGAACTTGTATTACACTACGCTTTTGGGAAGCCAACTCAAAATATAAAAGGTGAAGGAGGCTTTGAACTTTTAGTCACTCGAGTATACGACGATGAACCGGGTCAAAATTGATTTTAGATACCCATCCTTTTTAAGGGAGGCTATAGACAGCGAAGAAAAATATTTATGTGTTGCGGCTGGGCGTCGGACTGGCAAGACTTACAACTTTGTAATGTGGCTTATAGAGGAGCTTTTATCTACTCCTAAGCTGAAGGGATTACACGTCGATACCACTCAGGCTAACATCGTTAAGTATTTTGATAGATACTATTTCCCGATGTTAAAACCAATTATTCATTTATGTAAGTGGGACAAACAAAAGTACGTATTAACTTTACCAAATCAAAGCTATATAGATTTCGGTTCAGCCGAGCGACCGGAAAACCTTGAAGGATTTAATTACGATAGAGCTATCTTAAACGAGGCGGGTATCATACTGAAAAAAGAATCACTATGGACTAATACACTTAGACCTATGTTCAAGGGAGAGCATACCAAAGTGCGTATCATTGGCACTCCCAAAGGCAAAAACTTGTATCATAAATTGTTTAATCGTTATAAAAGTTTTAAATTTGCTGCTTATGATTCTCCGTTTTGGGATAAAAAAGAGTTAGAAAATATAAAAAAAGAAATGCCGCAACAGGTATGGAAACAGGAATACTTAGCTGAATTTCTGGACAATGAAGGTGTTGTCTTTCGAGGTATATCAGAATGTGTTACAAATACAACATTGTTAAATAAAGGTGAGCTGGGTAAGCCGTATGCGATGGCGGTAGACTTGGCTAAACATGAAGATTTTACGGTGATTATAGTTTGTGATATGTCTAATAGGCAGGTAGTCTATTTTGACCGTTTTAATAATCTTGATTGGAACTACCAAAAGCAAAAGATATTAGACGCTTGGAAAAAGTTTAACGGGGCTCAGTTAATTGTTGACAGTACTGGAGTCGGTGACGTAGTATATGACGATTTAGTCAGAGCGGGAATAGGCGTACAAGGTTATAAGTTTACAAACTCTACAAAAAAATCTTTGATACAAAACTTAATGCTAAGTATAGAAAACAGAGAAATAAAATTCCCTCATATTGATACACTTATAACGGAGTTAGAGACTTTTGAGTATGATATGTCTGCATCTGGAAATATCCGCTATAATGCGCCAGATGGTATGCATGATGATGCGGTCATTGCTCTTGGGCTGGCTAATTTTTTGATGCCTAAGGAGGACGATTCATATGTTAGCTTTATATAGTATATAATAGTTATATAGACCTTTGTAATAGCTATGTCGGTACTAACAGATTTAAGAGAAAGAGTTAAAGCCTTTCTTCAAACAAAAAACGCTCGTGATAAATTAGATATGAACGTAACAGAATTTATATCTAACTTGGAGTTTCAGCAACTTGTTAACTCTCAAAATTTTCTAGATCAGTATATAGGTTGGACTTACAGAGCGGTACAAATTAAAGCCCAGACATGCGCCCAGGAACCTTTAAAACTTTTTAGACAAACTACTAAAAACAAAGTTGACGAAATAGAAGACAATCAGCTTTTAAGAGACTTACACAGTTTTAACGAAGAACAAACGTTATATGACGCCAGAGAACTTATACATACTCATCTCGGGCTTACTGGTATGGCTTTTGTTTACATTGTCGATGGAGTTACGACAAAAGACTTTTATATTCTTGATCCAACAAGTTTTAAGATAAATACTGACAACTTCGGTTTACCTGTATCATATAGCTTTAACGACGGTGACGGACAAGAACAAACAATTCCAAAAGAGCAATTATTAGTCTATAGAACGGCGAATCCTAAGAACTGGTTAAAGGGATATAGCCCGGTTCAAGCGAGTAAATACGCCCACAACGGCTATGAATTTGGGGCGGTTCACTTGATGAACCTGTTTGGTAATCAGGGAAAAATGCAAGGTATTCTAACAATAGCCGGAATGGGAACGCAAGAAAGAGAACGAATAGAAAGAACTTTAAGAGAGAAGTACTTAACCAACAAAAACGCTGGTAAAATCGCAACCATGGGCGTCAAACCTGAGTGGACTCCAATAAGCTCAACATCTACAGACATGCAAATGATAGAAGGTTTAAACCTCCTTAGGCGGGACGTTTTAAGCATGCAGGGAGTGCCGGAAGCTTTAATAGTTTCAGACGCTAAATACTCTAACATGGAGCAAGCCCAAAGAATTTACAACGAGTACACAATAGATCCTTTATTGACTAAAGAGTCAGAGGTATTAAATGAACAGTTGATAAAAAAATACTTTAAAAACAACAGCACTGAGACTAATAAATTATTCTTTAAGTTTGAGAGTACTGTCAAAGCTGATAAAAAAAGTTTAGCTGATACAGCTTCTATACTTTTTGAGAAAGGTATTATTACTAGAAATGAAGCAAGGGAGCAGGTAGGCCAGGAATTGACTGACGACGGAGACATTTACGCTAATGATTTGTTTACGAATGTTGTACCTGCAACACAAGACGAAGAAGAACCAGAAGAGAAAAAACGAGCTAAGCAACTAAAAAAAATAGACCGCGAAGAGATTAGACAAAAATTTCTAGACAATACAATAAACGAAGAAAGAAAAATGAAGGAAACTATACAGTCATTTTTAGATGAACAGGAGGAGAGAGTAATAGAGAAGGCTAGAGGGAATAAGGCGGTTGCTTCAGATTTTGAACTGGATATGGAGGAAGAAATCAACAAAACTATAGATAAATTTTCTAATCGATTTACTGAAACAGCTATCGAGTTTTATAACCAACTAAGCGAAATTATAGAAACAGAAGAAGAGATATCCGGACAGTCACAGGATGAATTAGCTGAGCGACTGAGTCTTTTTGCAACCGAGATAAACGAGACTACACAGGAAGATTTATTCCAAATTTTAGAAGATGCTATAGAAGCTAGAGAGGAATTACAAGAGACTGTACAAAAGATAAAAGACTTGTATGAAGGCTACAGGCAAAACGGAAGAGCTGAAACAATCGCGAGAACTGAAACATCGAACATTAAAAATTTTGTAAGTTATAATGAATATGAAAGAAATGACGAAATAGTCGGTTATGAATGGTTAGCTACTGGGGGGTCTGGTAGTAGAAAAGATCATAATAGGTTAGATGGTGATGTTATTAAAAAAGATGAGTTCTTTAATGTCGGCGGTACAAAAGCAAAAAGACCATATGATAGCAGTTTACCGAAGGATCAGGTAATAAACTGTCGTTGTGACGTGTTACCGGTCTTTGATATTTAATTTAAAAATTATGAGAGAAAAGAAAAAATTACAATTTAATAAAAGTTACAAAAAGACTAAAAGATTTATAGCTACTAAAGAAGTTGCCGACTCAGATAACGAAATAGTCAAAGTCGACGGTATCGACATGGAGCGGTACAAAAAAAATCCCGTTTTTATTTGGGGACATAAAACAGCCGGTGATGTATATGACGTACTCGGACAGACTAAAGAGTGGGATATAGAAACAGACAAAGATGGCGTCAAGATGCTAACTTTCGCTGTTGACTACGCCGATCACCAAAAAGCCCAAGATGCAAAAGCGATGCACGAGAAAGGAATGGGTACAGGTATATCTATTGGTTTTAGAGTTCCTAAGGATGGTTATCAACCGTACGAGGAGGAAATGGGCGGAGTGATCAACAAGTCAGAACTTTATGAAATTAGTAACGTTATTGTAGGGGCTAATCCAGAGGCTTTACAGTTCGCTAAGTCACATAAGTTATTAACAGAACAAGAAGAAAAACGCTTAATAATGGAGCGTAATTATCCGATATATAAGGAAAAAATTAAGTATTTTAGAAAGAAATTTTTATCAAAAGAATTATGCCAGTTATTAAACTACGAGAAAACAGGAACAGAATTAGAAGATATATCAAAAATATATGATAAAATAAATAAGTGTCTTAAGGAACTTGCTGAACTGACCGAACAGCAAAGTAAAAAAGTTACAAATACAACAACCTTGGATTATATAACTTTAGAAGACGCTAAAAAGAAAATTCAAGAAGCTTTTAATAAGCTTTAAAAATTTAATTTAATTGTAATAGCACATTTTTATTATGAACGACAACACACAACCGATAGAGGAGAAAGAACAGTCTACCGACGTTAATATCCCTTTATCTAAAAAAGAATTTAACTCCTTATTAGAGGATAATATGATAAAGATTGATGAAAAAATCAAATCTTTACAAAAAAATTTTAAAATTTCTAGCGAAGACAAGAAAGAAAAAATTAAAGAACAAGAAAATAAACTAAAAACAACTGATTTTTTAAGAGGAGCTGTAAACAAGGACTTCTCTAAGTTATCCGCTCATTCTAGCGAAAGAGCTAAAGCCCTAAACGAGGCTACAGGTAGCGACGGAGGTTATCTAGTTCCTGAAGAATTTGAAAGTGGGGTAATAAGATTTACTAACCAATTCAACATCTTAAGATCTAGAGCTACAGTCGTGACCATGGGGACAGATACACTAAGACTTAATGAATTAACCGGTGAACCAACTGTTTATATCGTTGGTGAACAAGAAGCAATTACAGCTAGCCAACCAACTTTCGGAGAGGAAGTATTAACACCAGTTAAATACGCAGGTGTTACCCCTATGTCTAGCGAAGTATTAGAGGACGCTAGAGAAACAGATCTTAATAGTGTACTTTCTGAGAGATTCGGAAGAGGGATAGCTAAAAAGGAAGAGACTGCCTTTGTAACCGCTACAGCTTCAGGACGTGAAGGTTTAGCAGAAGTTTCTGGTGTTACAACTATAACAAGTTCAGCCGTAACAGGTAGTGACGTCAGCTGGGATGACCTAGCAGATCTACATGCAGCTGTTTATGCCGTTGCAGAAGATGATACTGAGGATAGCGCTTTCTATATGTCTATGAACGCTTATAACAAGCTAAGACAATCAAAAGCTACTGGATCAGGTGAATACTATTTACCAGCTGTACCGACTATGCAAAACCCTCCTACAGCGTGGGGTAAACCTATTGTCATTTGTAACAGGATGCCACAAACCGCAACTGCTGGCGGAGAAAAGTACATTATGTACACAAATCTAAGACGTCACGCTTATATCGGAGATAGGAGAGGTATAAGAGTGAAGATATTAGAGGAAAGTACTATAGGGTCAACAAATCTAGGTGAACAGGATATGTTAGGTCTTAGAGTTACTAAGAGAACAGCGTTCAGTACAGCTTTACAAAGCGGTATTGGATGGATTGTAACAGCTACATAAGTAGTTTTTTGGGGGAGCAATCCCCCATTTATTTAAATTAAAAACATGACTGTAAGAGCGATACACAACTTTAGCTATTTAGGAAAATCTTATAAGGCTGGTGACGAGCTGGTCATAAATGAGCTAGAGTACAAAACTAAATTACATTCTGATGTAGAAATAATAGAGAAAGAGTCTAATAATAAGAAGACAAAACAAGTTAAAAAAGTAGTTAAGAAATGATAACATTAAGCGATCTAAAAACATATTTACAGATAACAAACTCAGATGATGACAGCTTGTTAAACGTTTATATTGATGACGCTACCGCTTATCTAGAAAAATACACAGAGAATAAATTTACCGCTGTAACATACAGTGATGAGCCCATTGACACATACGACCAACATAAAGAGATAATTCTAAACGCTTTCCCTGTTACAAATGTAACACTTAAATATGACGGCGACAACGTCGATACCGATAGATATAAAACTGATTTAAAATCAGGAGCGATCTATTTAGATTTCACACCAGAGAGCAGCTTTACTAAATACACAATTGATTATGAGGCCGGATATACGGTCACCGCAACAAGTTCAGAAGTGCCACTTGACTTACAACTAATTGTAAAACAGATGATAAAAGATCTTTATCAGACTAACACAGTAGCTAAGAAAGGAGGCGGTAATATTACATCTAAACGTCTTGATGACTTCCAAGTCAGTTATGGAGATACCGACACATATAAAGTATTTGAGAGCGTACTACAAAACAACATACATGTTATAAATAAATATAAAAGATTTTGTGTCTATTGAAACATTTTACAATTTAACTTTTGATGTACAGCGAAAACAGGCCGGTACGGGCTTAAATAGTCAGATAAAAACTTTTCAAAATGTTACAACTGGCAACCTTGGAGTTATTAGGACTTTAGACGATGAAGCTCAGATATATAGTGATAATAGATACGCTAAAGAATTTAAATTATTTTGTGATGACTCGTTAGATATTCGTGTATCTGATAGAATAGTAACAGGAACATCCGTTTATGATGTCAAAGCGGTACAAAAATTTGAAGATCTAGAAGATGGAAAAGATAGTTTTTTAAAAGTGTTTATTACTATCAGTTCACAAGTAACCGTTAATGGATCTTTATTATTAGAAGATACAAGCTTTATTTTATTAGAGGATGGCTCTAAAATGTTAGAAGGATAAAAATGGCTGATTCAAAAATAACACAATTAACAAACGCTACAAGTCTAGCTGATAGCGATTTATTAACATTTGTTGATGTTGACGACACAACACTTTCAGCGAGCGGTACGAATAAAAAAGTAACTTTACAAGTTTTAAGAGATTCACTACAAAACGTTGAATATACAAATGTTGTTCACGTCGCTAAGCACGGAGACGATTCAAATTCAGGAACAAATCCCGATACACCGCTATTAACACTCAATGCGGCTGAAACTAAAGCCGAGTCACTGACTACCGGGTCAAATAGAGTACTAATAAAAATACTTGATACAGGAACGTACAGTACAGGCAATTTAACACTCGAGGAAAATATCGATTTGTGGGGTGAGTATGCTACTTTAGAGGCTCGTTTAGTGATAAGATCTGATTCTAATGTGAAGCTTTTTAAGTTATATGATGACGGTTCAGCCTTCCCAACTATAAATAAAAATTCAGGAGATTTAAATGCTTATGTTCACATTAATGAGATTGACGGGAGAGGCGTAAACGGTACTGTAACAGGCGGTTTTGTTATTAGGAATGAAGGAGGGGGCGGAGTTTTGGTTATCCGTACGGATAAAATTTTTATAGCTGAGGATCAAATAGGAGTAGGCGACCAGACTGGAGGGTTCGGACACATACATCTTGAATGTGAGGATTTATACTTAGCTGGAGATAACGCCGTTGGGATTGAAGGGAACAACAACGACGCTTTAATTACGGCCAGGATAGGCCAAATTTTAGATTTAGGAACTGTTGCAAATACAACAGCTATATCGCTACCTTTGTCGGGTGATCGTGTACAGGTTTCTACTAACGAGATAAAAGCTGACACCGCTTATAACATTGCTTCTGGAGCTGAGTTAATTTTATATTGTGGAAATCTAGAAGGAACTCAAACAGGTACGCCAACCGCATTATTTTCGAATGTTAAGACTATAACAGAAACGTTGAATTTATCTAATCTACCGACATCTGCAAGCGGTTTAAGTTCGGGTGATGTGTGGAATGATGGCGGAACGTTAAAAATAGTATAAATATGTTGAATTATAGAGTACAAAGAAATTTAAGAGGGATTTTAGCTAGGCCTAGAGCCCTTAAAAAGAATTTTGCTGATGACTTAAAAAACGCCTCACTCATAGCGGTAAAAGAATATAAAAAAGAGATACCGGTTGACAAAGGTACAGCGAGGAGGATGACTACAGCTAAAAGAGTCGGATTATTAAAGTATGTTATTAGATCTAACGCGACCGAGGGAGGAATATCTTATCCAGCTTTGATACATGAGGGAACTTATGACTATCGAGGCTCTAATGTGGATATAGGTAGAATTAATAGAGTTAGATCTGGATGGATAAAAAGCGGGAGTAAAAAAGGTATAAAACCTAATAAATTTAGGGATAGAGCTTATGAGACCGCTAAGCCAGATATCCAAAAATATTTATATAAAAAAATAAATGAAATAATACAATGATACCCGACAATTACACAAAGCTTATACTTGACCATCTAGTCACAACATGTGAGTCAATGACATATGACGATGGCAATAATGTATTTGGTAAAGTAACTAGGATTGCTATAGAAGCGGTTGACTCATTTCCTCTATTGGAGATAGTTCCACAAGAATTTAGCCTAGAACAAAGAGACTTAACATATGGCTATCTATTAGAAGGTTTTAGCTTTTACATACATGAGACTTTAGAAAATACTACAACAGACACCCAAGCAGCTGAAAAAATAAACAGGCTTTTAGAGATAAAAGGCTTATTGTTACAATATTTACAACAAGTGCCTAACCCACTAAGAGGACAAATGACTGACGTTTCGGTTTTTGATGTTAGGTATGAAGGTGGTAACACAATGATAGCTAAAGATGTAGATGGTATTAATTTAGTGTTACAAATCAATTTTAATGTTAGAATAAATGTAGATGACAAAGAAGAAAGATAAAAAAGAACCAAAAAAGGTTCAAAATACATATACTGTTTATACTAAAACCGGTAAAATTGTTGTAAAAGCAACAGATCAAGAGGAAGCTAACAACAAAATTAAAAGGTTGTTAAAAAAATAACTTTATAGTATATAATAGATATATAAATAAACCTTTGTAATATATATGGCTAACGGAATAGGAAGAAGAAGAGCATTTGGAATAGCTCAACAATCAAATTTTGCTACAGCAAGCGATAACCCAGAATACTGGTTACCACTGACTGAATGGACACCAGGCGAGGAAGTAGAGAAAATACTTAATACAGCGATGATAGGAAGCATCCACGCTAACAACGACGCTCACGAAGTAATGAGTAAAGCTAGCCCATCATTCACCATCAAAGTAACTGAAGATGAATTTCCTTTATTGTGTAAAGCTTTTGGTACTATATCAAGCTCTCAAGTAACTGGAGATGATGCGGTATATGAACATGTAGTCACATTTACAAATGATAATGACAAAGCCTTATATACAATATTTGTGGATGATCCTGATAGGGAGGATTTAACTTTTAGGAGTTTTAGAGTGGATACGATGAATGTAACTTTCACTAAAGGCGAATATATTACAGTAGAGTTATCAGGATTAAGTGTTTATCCTGTAACAGCTTCTCACACGGCTACATTTTCAAACGATTTTAAAGAGTTCACAAGTGCTAATTGTGAGTTTCAAATGGCTGATGAGGGAGGTAGTTTATCTACAGTTAAATTTTTAGAAGCTCAGTTAAACCACACATTTAACGTATCTGATAATGAAGATAACTTCAATTTAGGAGTGTTGGAAATGGAACAGAGTTTCAACAAACAATCTGAAATGGAGCACACCGCTAAATTATTGTTTGACGATTTAACCGAGAAAAACGAATGGAAAGATAATCAAGCTAAACACTTAGAAGCTAAAATAATTGACACAACAAGAACCGTATCAACCTCTACAGCTAGCACAAATCCATCTATCACTTTGGATTATCCATCAGCTTACTTTACTGAATGGTCAGAAGATGGCGGCGCTGATGATATACTTAAACAGGATTTAACAATCACTGTGGTTGATAAAATTGGAATAGCTGACGCCCCAGTCAAAATCACAGCGGTAAACGCGGTAACTGGGTATTAAAAATTATTATGAAAATAGAAATAACTAAAAGAGTAGATCTAAACGAGATTATAAAAAATATTAATTGGGAAGGAACTTACATTTTAGTAAAAGTTTTCTCAATGAATGAGATAAAAGAAGTAGGTAAAGAAACGACCGGAATAGAGAATAAAATCAAGAAACTAGAAAAAGAGCTAAAAAAACACGAGAAAATAAATGAAGAAAACTACAACGAACAAACAGAACAGTATATTGAAGAGCTACAAAAACAGATAGACGAACTTTCTGAAAATCGTCTAAATATGTTGACTGGTTGGGTTAAAGAACGTTTTGTTAGCGGTATAGCTTTTGATTCTGAAACACAATCCAAACAAGAGTTAAAAGTAGAAGATCTTGACCAGTTCCCCAGCGAGGTAATAACAAAGATTATTCAGATTATTAGCGGTACAGGAGAAAAAAAAAGCTAGATAAGTTTAGAGATTATATAGTTAATGATTATAATGATCTTGATTTTTACGAAATCGTATTATTAAATCGTTATCAATTCCAAAAAAGCTCTAAATTATCATATGAAGAAATCGACCGGTCATCTTATGATGATATAATGTTACATCTACAACTAGATAACTTGTTTAGAGAACGCAAAAACAAGGAATTAAATAAAGCTAAGAAAAAAAATGGGAAGAGGTAACACAATTGATATAACACTTATCGGGAAAGATATGGCTACTAAGGTCATTTCTGGAGCTAAGAATAGCGTAAAAAAAGCAGGTGCGGTGATGACTAAAGCGTTCGATGCCGCCGCACTGGCTGCGGTGGCTATGGCCGCTGGAGTTGCCGCGGCTCTGGGAAAAGTCACTAAAGATTTTTTAAGTATGGCTGAGTCTACAGGACAGATACAGGCCCAGTTAGGTTTAGCAGAAGCCCCAGCCCAGGAGCTTGCAAAGATTAGTGAAAATATTTTTTTTGATAATGTCGGAGCTGATATCCAAACAGTAAACAAGGCTTTGATAGAGACTAAACGACAAACGGGTTTAGAAGGGCAAGAATTGGAAAATCTGACAAAAAAAGCGATTATCTTCAATGAGGAATTCGGAACTCAAACGCCCGAGGTGATGAACGCGGTAAATTCATTAATGAAAAATTTTGGTATGACCTCTGCTGAAGCTTTTGACTTTATCGGTGGGGGTTTTCAGATGGGGTTAAATAATTCAGGTGACTTTTTAGACACTATTGGGGAGTACGGCGTACAATTCGCTGACGCTGGGGCTGATCAGGACTTCTTTTTTAATACTTTACGTACCGGATTGCAAGCCGGTGTATTAGGAACTGATAAGATAGGTGATTCTTTCAAGGAGTTTACTAACGAAATGTTAAAAGGAACGGATAAAGCCCGTGGGGGTCTTGAGGTTTTGGGTATGGACGCTGACCAAATGTTCAGTGATTTACAAAAAGGTAATATTACTGGAGCTGAGGCTTTCGACATGGTTATCAAAAAATTAAAAGAGACTGACGGAATGT